CAAAGTGATCTATAAACTATGTTTGAAGGATTGCCACGATACTTAGTAGGATTTTTGGGTTTGTAAAATCCAGAGTATGCCATAAATATAAAGAGACCAACATAGGTATTTAGTGTGTCGATAGATCGTCTATTAACAACAATGGCAGTAAACGGCGGGATGTCGTTCAGTAATAACTTTGTTGTGAAATTTATTAATCCACCTATTACTCCTCCAGGTGGACAATCATCTGACTACTTTGAAATGTTTTGCACTGAAGCACAATTGCCAAATACCAATACGGCACAAGGTCAAATGAATGGCACATATGTTGGTAGTGGATCTGTAAACTACCCCCACACAAGAGTATTTACTGAAATTCAATTGGGATTTATGTGTGATGCTAATATGACATCGCTTAAATTTCTACAAGATTGGACTGATTCTATTTTTAATGAAGAGGGTGACAATGTTGTTGGCAAATCAAAATCAGCAATGGAATCTTCTGCCTTCGATGCTGGCAGACCAGAGGGAAGAAATATCAGATTAAAATATAGGGATGAATATGCATGTAAAATTGCTATTACCAAGACTGAAATTGGACCAAATTCTCCTATAGAAAGAGCACCTATTACATATATCTTAGAGCAAGCATATCCTTATGCTATTGATGCAGTGCCTCTACAGTTCGGTAGTAGTCAACTGACGCAAGTAACAGCACAGTTCTCTTACATGAGACACTATGTGATCAAGAATGATATTAGACCGTGAAAACCAACTTTTCAAATCCATAAAAGTGGGAAAATTTTTCCTGAGTATTTTTGCGTCAAAAAGTCGCACTAAATATTAATATGATATGATCTAAGTATAATGGCATTACCAAAAGTTGCATTACCAACTTACGAACTGGAAATTCCTTCAAATGGCAAAAAAATCAAATATCGCCCATTTGTCGTAAAAGAAGAGAAATTACTTTTATTAGCACTTGAATCTCAAGATGATAAGCAGATTGAAGAAGCTACAAGGGCATTACTGAAAAATTGTATCCAATCTCGCGTAAAATTAGAAGATTTGGCAATTTTTGATTTAGAATATATTTTCTTGCAAATTCGTGCTGTATCAGTTGGCGAAGTTGTTGAAATGTTGCTAACATGTGAAGATGACGGTGAAACGCAAGTTAAGTACAATCTTAATTTGACAGATGTCCAAGTTATCAAATCAGAAGGTCATTCTGACAAAATCATGCTATCTGATGATATGGGCGTGATTATGAAATATCCAGCATTTGAAGAATTTGTAAAAGTATCGATTATCGCAAAAGATACTAGCGACCAGGTTATTGAGATCATGGGGAAATGTATCGATCAAATTTTTGATGGTGAAGATGTATATGACAGTTCGACTACATCAAAAAAAGAATTTGTTGAATTTATTGAAGGATTGACAAATAAGCAATTTGAAAAAGTTCAGGAGTTTTTCTCTGAAATGCCAGTTCTTAAACATGAGATTAAATTAAAAAATCCAAATACTGGTGTTGAAAATAGTTTTGTAATTCAAGGATTATCTAATTTTTTCGGATAAGCCTCTTTCACAATACGTTAGAGGGGTATTACAAGACTAATTTTGCCTTGATGCAACACCATAAATATAGTTTGAGTGAAATAGAAGATATGATGCCTTGGGAGAGACAAGTTTATACTAGTCTCCTCATGCAATACCTAGAACAAGTCAAACAAGAACAAGAAAAAGCAGCAAGGTAATAATGGCACACGGTTATCTTACACCAGAAGCAGTATCAGGCGAAAGTCTCATCTCAAAGTATTTTGAGAGAAAGGTTAATGAGCTTATTGGAAAAGGTGTAAAAAAGATAGAAAATATTGCTGAAGATAAATTTAATAAATTTAAAGATCTTTTTAAGAAAACGAAAGATACTACTTATAGATCTGGTAGAGGTAGAGTAGAAGTTGCTGGTAGATATGGTATTGGTGAAAACACCGCTAAGGGTGGTGGAATATTAGGTGGGGGATCTAAAACAAAGGGATTACTTCCTGGCAAAGCAGGTATTGTCAATACTCAGACAAAAGTAGATCTTTTTGGCAAAAATGCCACTGATATTAATAGAAAAGAAGGATTATACTTAGGAACCGCAGATCCTGATGTAGCAGGAGGTCCAAAAACCAGAAAAGGCAATTATGTTAATATGCCAGGTATTTCATCTGGTGAAGGAATTGTAAATAAAACCGATAAAGTCTTTAATGATGGTGCATTTAATTATGATGCCATTAACAGTGGAATTAAATCGGGTGATCTTACTGGAAAACAGATAAGAGAGATGAAGAGAACTGCTGAAGCACAATCAGCATCTTCATCTACTCCTTCAATTTCGCCAGATAGTGGTATTGATATTGTCGCTGCTGTTAATAAGAATACCGCAGCAATTGTTGCTTTATCTAATCTAACAGAAGAGCAGACAAAATCGCAACAATCGATGCACAATGAGCAACAAGCTCAATCAGATAAACTTGCTTCTAGAGCACTTGCTAGAGGTGAAGAAAAAGCATTAGAAAAAGGTAGTGATCGTTCTGGGTTTACTACACCAGAAAAATTCAAAAAATTACTACCTGGTGGCGGTGGATCTGGTGGAGGCGGTGGTGCTGGCGGCGGTCCTGGACTTGGTATTGGTGGTAAAGTTGGTGCTAAAAAGGTAGTACAAGCAGTTGGTAAACGTGGTGCAGCACGAGTAGGAACACGATTAGCAGCAAAATATGGTGGTAAAGCAGCAGCAAAAGCAGCAGGTAAATATGGCGGCAAAGCAGCTGCTAAACTTGGTGTTAAGGGTGCTGCGAAGATAGGAGCGGGTGCTGTTGCTAAATCAGTTGGCAAAAAGATACCTTTAGTTGGTTTGGGTCTTGGTGCTGTCTTTGCAGCACAGAGAGCATTACAGGGTGATTTTGTGGGTGCTGGTCTTGAGTTAGCATCTGGTGCAGCATCAACAGTTCCTGGTGTTGGCACAGTTGGATCAGTTGGTATTGATGCTGCTCTTGCTGCTAGAGATATGGGAATGACGCCATTCGCTAAGGGTGGTATCATTACACAACCGACTAATGCCCTTATGGGTGAGGCGGGTAAAGAAGGTGTTTTCCCACTAGAAGGATCTAAAGGTAGAAAAACATTCCAGATGTTTGGTGAGGGCATTATTAACGCACAAAAAGATGCGAAAGATGAGTTTGCTAAACTTCAAGCTTCTGGACTTAAATTCTATTTTCAAAATCAGGATGGATTTAAGTTTTTTGGTAATATACTTAAAACTCTCTTTGCTCCTTTATTACTACCACTTAAAGCATTAGGTGCTTTAAAAGATCTTGGTAGTGGACTCGGTGATAAATTAAGAGATTTCTTTAATGGCGGTGGCGGTGGTGATAAAGGTATAACTGACCCAACTATTTCTGGTGATGAAGAAGAATACTTAATGCGTCTAATGATTGCTGAGGCAGGCGGTGAGGGTGAACTTGGAATGGCAGCAGTTGCAAGATCTGTTATGAATAGAGCAGGTCTTATTCAAAGTGGGGAAGTTGGTGCTGGCACATTCATGTCAAAAAGCGGTAGTATTACCGATGTTATTGAAGGAAAGAATCAGTATCAACCATTTGCAGAAGGAAAATTAAAGAAAGCATTAACAGAAGAAGAAAGAAAAAGAGCAAAGAAAGCTCTAGATATGGCACGCAATCAGGCATCATTGCGCGGCAATCTAGAAGCATCTGGTATGGGTGCTGCTAGTATTAATAAAATTATGGCATCTACTGGATTTAGAACTCATGCTGCAGAGTATGATGCATCACAAGAAGTGAATGTTACTGAACTTGGTGGACATCGTTTCAATACTGCTGGTAATGCTAAAATGCTCACCCCTGGCGCTAAGATTAGTGCAGGAATTAGCAGTAAAGAAGGAACTGGAATGTCAACATTTGGTGAAACCGATGGTGGATCTGGAAGGTTAAAAAATAAAGAAGGATATGTTCACGGACACTTCCAAAGTACTACTGGAACTAAACGAGATGTTGTTAACGACACATCGGCAGTTGTGCGTAGTATGTTAAATTCTGGTTTAACTGATATTTCTATATCGGATGGAACCACTTTTCTGCCAAGTATGTCTGATGGCGAGATTAAGGGTGTGATAGAAAGAGGATTAGCACAACATTCGCATAGTGGTGATGGAAGATCTGTTGATATCTTTGTTCCAAAAGGAACTCCTGTTCCTTTTCCACTAATGGATGTAAGCAATTCTGGCAATGGTGCGGGTAGGACTGGTATTCTTCCTGGATCTGGAAATACCTGGGTGGGACATTTAACTCCTGGTTCTCAGTCTGGATCTAGACCTTCTTCTGGTATTGCTGCAGAACCAGATACATCTCCAGCAAAAATGCTTGCGTCTGCTGGAATGCCTGCATTAGCAGCATCATCCGCATCTCCAAATACTGGAACACCTATCATGGCGACTTCAGCACAAGTAGCATCTGCTTCTGGTGTTGGTGCAGCACCTACTATTATTAATAATTACTATGGTTCTGGTGGCGGTAAGCAAAGTAGTGGAGTTAATCCAAATGGGGTATCTGCTGGCATTGATATGAATGCTGCAGGTCTTGGTGCGTTCCAAGAATTAAAACTTAGATCATTAGCATAATGGCACAATCACAACAGTTTCAAAATATCACAGATTTCTCTTTAAAAAGTGTTGTTATAGCAGCACTTGGAGAAACAGAAGGGTATGAAATCAAGCAAATGGTAAATACATTTTCGTATGTTGAGAATGTTACTAGTCCATTTGTTGCAGGAACTATGAGTGTTGCTGATAGTGCTGGACTGTTAGCAAATCTTCCTATTCAAGGTGGTGAGACTGTTAAGATAGTTGTGGACACTTCTTCTGCAGATGAACCACAAGAATATGTAATGCAGGTATGGAAAGTAGGTAATAGATATGCTAAAAATCAAACACAGGCATTTACGTTAGGTCTTGTATCTGTTGAAGCACTTAATAATGAATGTGTGAGATTAATGAAAAGATTGGAAGGAAAACCAGAAGAGATTATTGCTAAAATTTTACAGGAAAATTTAAACACAGACAAATCATTTGTAGTAAATTTAAATGGTATGACATCACCAACTCAATTTGCTGTAAAAATGCTTCCTACAAATAGGAGACCATTTGATATTATCTCATCATTATGTGTAAAGAGTGTAAAAATTGATAGTGGTGGATCTGCAGGAAAAAACTCAAAATCTGATGGAGATAGAGGTAAAATTAGTGGATCTGCTGGGTATTTCTTCTGGGAAAATAAGAGAGGATATAATTTCTTTGCTGTTGATGATCTACTAGATGCGAATGACGAGAACACATGGGGTCCATACATTGAAAAACCAGCTAATCAATCAGATGGTGCAGATGATAGACTTACAATTTCTCAAGCAGTATTTCAGTCTGAAGTTGATGTTATGTCTGCTATGAGGAAAGGAAAGTATTCTAGTCTTATTGTT